CTAACGAATCCGCTATATTAGAAAATTCATTTACTCTTATATCTTCTCTGGCAGAATCATAATCTATGTCTGTTGATTTTATTCTCACTGAACCATCAAACCCGTTGTGTGAGTGAGAACTAATGTCTACTCCATCTATGGTGACATCCGTATCAACATATATGTCACCAGTTATAGTCCCACCAGATTTAAGTAAATACTGAGGATGACTATCTGCGTCTAGATCATCCAATAAAGAGTGGCTTGATTTCATTGTTTCTGTAATAGAAGGTCTATCTATAACTGCATATTGTAAAACCCTTACGTATCTTTCATCAAACTCAGATGTGACCACCCTGTTCTTGGTTATGGCTTTTGCCGATAACTGAGAAATGTATAAAACATACTTTCTTCTTAGTAATATAGATTGATACAAAGAATCTATTTTCTTAATCATTATATTTTTTCTTTCAAAAAGATCTGTTAATAATGATTTAAAGTTTCCTTCAATTGCTAATACTGCTGTCACTGCTTCTTCTGCTAATCTAGGAGCATCATTTCTCATATTTGTTGTTCTAAAGTCTAAAGCTAAATCACTTCCAACTTTAGTCTTAAATTTTAAAGCTGGACTTAAAAAGTTAGAATAAAAGTTATCGCAGTCTTCTATTAAATCTTTTCTTAAAGATTGTAACTGATTATCTATTCCAACAGTTTCAGAATTTACTCTGATCGAAAAAAATGTTTGAAATTGGGCTGCTTGTTTTTTAGAGATTTGATCCACTTCGGACTCTGGGATAAGGACTGGGGAGGACGGGATTGACCTTTCAAAGAGCCCCTTATAATGGGTCGCCATTTTGAGCCAGTATAGGTAGTGTGTTGCAATTTGTTGTTGTGATTCATCTTCATATAAATCTCCAAAGTCTGAATCCAATGATCTTTGTATGCATTTTGCCTCATTTAATATTGATAATGTTATTTCTCTAAAAGAATATATATGACCAAAAGTTGTTGTTGATATTAATTGATCATATTTATTTATGAAGGTTCTACAACCTCTGCATGCGTGTTTTGCGGCGTATTTGTATTGTTCAAAAGGAACAAAATTTGGTATAGGATATTTTAAATTTGGATTATCTGGACTTGGGTCTATTGGTTCAATCTGATTAAAGCCTGTATTTAATTTATTCCAGATATGCCTATGAGATTCCTCCAACGTAGGATCACTATATGGATCTAGATTTACTTGAGACAGGATCGTGCTTAAGTCATCGACAAAAGTGCTCAATAGTTTTACTGTTGCCCTACATTCGTTTTTTATATCAGATATAGGTAAGCTGTAATACTCAGTTGTCCCTTTTCCAAATTTACTTACATTTGTTGAATCCTCAAAAGCAGATTTTGGTCTTTTTTCTTGCTCGCTTCCATACGGAGAAACGCCATTTAATCCATAATCTCCAAAAAGATTTTTTTGTACTGGTTGTATTTGATTTATATTTTGAATTGTCATTTTAATCCTTAAAACATTTTTCTAACACTATGTTTACTTGATCGTCTTGTTGAACGTCCACCTAATCCATTAGTTCTTCCTGATGAAATAAAACTTTTATTAGAATGTGATTTTGGATCATCATCAGAATCTATAAGGTTGTCTTGGTTCGGCATGAAGAATGTATTTGAGAAAGCCATTGAATTTGTTGCTGATTTGATTTTGCTAAATTCACCAAAGTTTTGCGTTATAGCCAATAAAGCCAACATTAGTGCGTCATGAGCATGGTCCATTGCTGATCCACCAGCTTCAAAAACTGGCCTACCAGATTGAGTCATTCTTACTACGACGTAAGATATTAATTGATTATAAAGTTCTTCATCAGAAGAAGGAATCATCAATTGCTCTTTTTCTAGATACTGGGTAAGGTTATCTACCATGTAAGGTTTCATTTCCTTTTTTACGAGTAGCTTAGTGTATGGATCCCTAATTTCTACTGACTCACCAAAACCAATACCTTTGACTCGTTCCCTTAAATTTGATGCTGGATTTTCCATGCCATATTTATGAAGCAGTTCCACTTGGACTTCTCCATAGCCTCTGTCCACATATATAAATTTAGGGTTAAACCTTGCGTTTAATTCCACCAATCTACTAACTGCTGTAGTTAATGTGTATTCGGATTTTTTGATTTCTTCTCTATATGCAACTCTGACCTTGCCTCTAAATCTTTCCTCTTCATAGGTGTCATGACAAGCTTCAAGTACAACTATATTTGTACCTGCACCGTACTTATCCCAGTCAACTCCAATAGAATAAAAACTACGCGCTGAAGTAGCTTCAGGAATATATTGCCAAGCAGGATCTATGAATGCTCTATCCACATACTTTCTTGGATAAACACCTTCAGAATCTTCTCCCCAATCTGCTTCAATTTCATGTCGATAACCAGACTCGGAATATTCTTCCCTAAATTCATCTTCTTGTTCTTTAGCAAAAAATGGGTTGCAATAAGAAGGAAACCAAAACTCTTTAAATCTTTCGGATCTACACCACTCCCAAAATCTTTCTCTTCTACCAGTTGGAGTAGAAGCTCCGATTAAAACTTTATCGGGTTGATCTTCTGCAGTCTTTTGAAGCATTGCGTACAGTGCATCAAGGTCGTCTGGATTCATGTAATCCATTTCGTCAAGAACAATTAAGTGAGCTTCTTGACCACGAGCTACGTCAGATTTTCCGTCCTGATCTCATACCAGATGTAAAGAATCTAATTGTTGACCCATTCGAAAACTGAATCATGAACTGAGGAGATGTTACTTTTCTTACTATTGAATTAGTTACTATCTCGCTCTTAGAAGATAAGCGTAAAATCTCTTGGTAAATCAGTTCTACTTGAGTCTTCATTGGAGCAATGACTAAAGAGCGTCCATCTTTATGAGTATAGCTATAGTGTAAAAGGTAAATAGCCATACTAAAAGTTTTACCTAGACGACGACCAGCTCTTAGTACTTTTCTTAAAGATGGGTCTCTTAATATCAAAGTTTGATATACTCTGGTATCAGCTTGTAAGAAATGTTTTGCCCACCTGCATGGGTCTTTGGCTATATGTATTTGCTTTTGTTGCTCGGAAGATATTCCCATTTTTAATAAATCATCATCTATTTCAAATGGTTCATCGATTAATAATGCTAGTTCACTTTTAGTTAATGGTCTTTCTAAAACTGGTGTTCCATCATTCCATGCAAGGTGTTGTAACTTATTCTTGAATACCCATTCAATTCTATTAATTTGCTTTATTGTTTCTGGGTCTTGTTCGTGAATAATCTCAAGCAAGTCTTCCCTTGAAAAGGTTTCTAGTTTTTTTCTAAATTCTTTTGTTGATTGTGACATAGTTTAACCAAAGTGGGCGGCCATCATGGCACCCTCTGCTCCTAATAGTGACCTAGCATTCATTCTACTGTTTTGAATTGCTTGGACTCCTCTTGCTCTTGAGGTTGCGGCAACTTCGTTATCTTTATAGCCTGCACCAAATATACCATTATTCATAGTTCCTGTCATGGATTTTGCTGCATCTTTTCCAAAATTAATACCAGCTTTAATACCTGAACCTGCTAGCTTACCCAGTTGCAAGGCTAGATCTGCTGCAAATATTAAGTTAACTCCAGGAATAGCTGCTAATAAAGCTTCACCCGCAATAGCAACTCCCATCTTAGCTCCTCCTTGTGCAACTAGCTGTTTCATGCCACCTGCGCCAAAAGATTTTACTAAACCTTTTTTAGTTGCTTGCATAGCCATGTTCTCAGCTTGTTGAACTGAGGTAAGACCTGCACCTGCAGATATACCTCTGCTTAAAGCTCTATTTCTTAGGCCTGGACTAGTTTCTAAAGCTTTAGCTAATGGAGATGCTATTGCTTCTGCGTTGGCTGACATTCTAACTAGATTACCACCAAACATTTTTTCTGCAGCTCTTCCAGCATCAGAGAACATTGCGTCTCCTCCACCAGTTGTAAATATTCTTTCCGCAAAAGCTCTAGACTTAGTTCCTCTCATGCCTTGTGCCGTTGCAAAACGCATTGCTCCAGAATCGCCCATATTCATGCCAGTGCTTTGGAAGTGAGCAAACGCATCTGCGTTGTTCATCTTTAAAACTCTACTAGCAGTTAGGTTTGCTTTGTCAACTCTTCTTGAACCCATTATTCCTGATGAGAAAGCAGCTCTTTCATATTTAGAAACAGCTCCAAGTCTTCCAGTAACTCCACCTTCAAAAAAGTCTTGCTTTTGGTAAGTTCCACGACCGTTGCCAGCCATTACGTTCCTACTTCTGCCTATGAAATTGCCTACAGCGTTTCCTGCTCCCTGGAACATTCCTCCACCAAGAGGAGAGTAAAAACCAGCATGGTGTCCACCAAAAACAGATGCTGAAGAAAATCTACCAGACATCATTCTTCTTGGGTTGAGATAGTGAAGACCATAACCCTTAGCTGAACCTACCTTAGGGGTTAAACCATGATTAGCGGAACCTGGTAAAGCTCCGTGGACCATAAATCCCCGGGAAAAGCTTTTTTGCCCCTCTTCGTGTAGTTTGTCCAAATATATTACGACCACCAACAAAAGAACTAGCTTGTTGGCCGGTTGGTGTCATCGATGCTGCACTATTAAAAATCCTGTGTTTATTTCTACCAAGAGCTCTACCAGCTCTTCCTCTGCTCATGGGGGCTGACGCTCCACCTGTTACGTCGTAGAACCCACCTTTAAGATATGTTTGTTGGTATCTATAGTTATTATAACCAGCCCATATTCCTGGGCTTAAGAGACTGCCACTAGTTTCTTCAATTTTTTCTTGAGCGCCTAGTGCTTTTTCAAAAAGTGCGTTAACTCCACCATTTATGGGAGTTTGTTCAGATTGACTTGCGGCACTTACTTGATTGCCTATCATTCTATCCTCCTCTTCTTAGGTTATACATTCCTAGTACCATGTCTCCAGAACTGTTCATTTGCTCTTGCCTTCTAAGAGAAGAGTTTCTTAAATAGCTTTCTTGCGGTGCGTCGTAATTTAAATCCAGTGTATTTGGGTTGAGTCTTTTATTGACACCAATTCCTGACTTCATATTTTTCTCAGCTCTGTGTGCGGCTAACATCAATGGTGGTGCAGCCATTGCTGCTGATCCACCAATTGCACCTATGAGACCGCCTCTAAGCAAACCTTTGCCACCACCAAAAGCTCCTCCTATCATTGCACCAATCGTTCCTCCAAGAGCTCCTCCTCCTCCAATAGCAGCTACCTGAGCAACGGGATGGGGTGAGACATGTGCGTAGTCTTGGTAATACTGAGGACTTGCCAAACGAGCAGCGTTTGCGGCTCCACCAATTACTCCTCCACCAAAAATTAAAGGACTTAATTTACCACCAGTAAATTTACGATCTGCATCTGGATCATTAAAAGCTACGTCAAGAGTAGCATCCATTGCAGGACGAGCTGCTGTGCTATAAACGCCCGCAGCAAGTGCTCCACCAATAATAGCTTTAGACCCCATAGAAGACGTGGCAGCTCTCCCCATCATCTTTGTGCCCCTGCCAGTTGCTCTTGTAGCTCTGCCTAAACCTGATAGTAATCCCATATTATTTTATCCTTGAAATAGATGATTGTTTTTGCTGTTGCTCATATTTGAGTGATTAATTTTAGATCGATCCATATTTCCAACTATTCCAGCTGTAGCTAATGGGTCTAAACTGGAACTTCTTGGTTTAGCGTTTAGTAGTGCGTGCTGTGCACCATACGATCTTTGAAACTTTTCTGGCTCTTGCTCTTCTATAGTACTTTCATATAGTTCATTTTGTGTATGTTTTTTATATAAATGTCTAGCTCCTAGAGCTGCACCTACTGCTACAGCTCCTATTGCAAAAGCCTTTTTGTTCTCTCTATAAAATTGTCTGGTTGGCATCATTATTTTTTCAAATGGATCGCCGGCTCTTTCGGCTGTTTGAACTGTAATATTATCTGCTATTTTTCCAGTATTAGAAGTTATAGCTTCAGCTGTTATTTGCCTTGCATTTAGCGCTTCTTGATGTCTCAAGACTCTGGTAGCTGCACCTGCTCCTTCAGCAGCTTCAGCAGATTCTCCAAGGCTCATTCTCAATATTTGTTCTGCTGCGTCATCTGCAGTTTCTCTATATGCTGGTCCTACAGAAAATCCTAATGGATGAGCTTCGGTTATTTGAGATACAACGTCTTGAGATAATGCGTCAGTACTTTGCATTAATTCAGGCTTATGCCTGGTCTGAATTTGCTCATATATTTTTGCTTCTTGTCCTGATAGAAATCCTATACCAAAACCAGAAGTATCTTGATTTCTTAAAGTTTCGCCAAAATCTGCTATAACACCTTGATAAGCTTTAGTTGCTTCTTCGTATGATTGTCCAAACAATCTTTTTGATTTTTCTTCATCTTGACTTACTAATGCCCTAATGTGTTCTAGCGTCAAGCCTTTATTATATCCTTTTTCCCTTAAAGTGCTCTCTATTGATGCTTGCAGTTGAGCATGGGGTTGTCGTCTTGCCTTTGCTGCATCTTTACTTATGACCGCTTCCATAATTTGTTGCGCAAGGCTTTCTGATTCGGCTTTAGCTTCTTGTAAATCTATAGGAAATTGATGATGATATATTGCGTTTATAAGGGATTGGTCTCCTGATGCTGTTCCAAGTTGAACCTTAGACATTGTAACTTTATGGCTACCAGGAATAGTTAAGAATTCTTGACTTCCCAGTTTTACCGTTTTCATTTCTCCTTCAATTTCTCTTTGAACTTCTAGATTTCTAAAAACGTCA